CAGAAGCGGGTTTACAGTATCCTTCTGGTTTGACAAGTTGTCTCTTGGCGCGTTAGAAAGCTAGATCCTGAATGCCGTGAGCCAGAGCATCAATTCCACCAGCTATCATTCCGGGCGGACCTGGAATGCTTGACAGTGGACCTGACAAGCGTCGTATTATTTTCAGAACTCTCTCCCAAAAGCCTTCATTCTGATAGTAGGGAACTCCAACTGGGAGTCCCAAGATGATTTCACGATACAGTTTCAAAGCCAAAGGATCTGAAGGTGACAAACTACAAAATTCATATAATAAATTTCCTGGAGAGCATTGATATTCAACACAAGACCAGGTCTTTATTATCATGGTATTAGCAGTGCCAGTAACCCCCGTCACTTTGAGCATAATAGAGTCAAACTGAGTATCAAATCCAACCACACAACCATTGAGTTGACCCCAATCACCAGCTATCATAGTACTTGGGAGGGCAGTTTGATTTTCAACAATTGGTTGAAAGTCAAACTTTGCTCCCGTATTATATGCAGCTGAATATACTCCATTCTTAAAAGGAGCAGTATATTGATTTGCGTTTGTGGAATTGAAACCTTGCAACCCAGTAACAGAATATCTAGTCGATGTCGTATTAGCATCCAACACCATCGCCATCGGAGCTTTATAGCATTGTATGTTACCAGTCCAACTCATATCATTTACACATGGAATTAATTCTACATGTTGTGATATGGTACGAAACTTAGTAACAATATCTGCTGCTGTAGCTCCGGTAGTTGGACCAAACATAGTGCTGAAGTCCGAATAGAACACAGGTGTAAAGACACTCGTAGAAGTGACTCCAGTCCCGGCTGGATTAGTTAAAACCCAAAAAGCCACTCCTGGTGTAGGAGCGACTAAGAAATAATAATCGACTGCAGAGGAAGTCAAGTTGTAAGTAAACACCAAACGGTGTTTCTTAACTAAACTAGGACCTCTGAAATCATCAGGAACTCCAGCTACATCATTCCCTATAAAATCTGGAGGCGCAAAAGCACATTTAAGAAACGATTTGCCTTCATGGGTTAAAGTCTCTTTACGAGGCATCATCCCAATAAGCTTTCGCATCCCTGTGTCTGATATTGCAGCATTTCCAAATCCCATAGCGGGAAGAACTTTAGCATTCCCTAAGTTCCCTGCTTGTCTACGAAGCCTGCGTCTCTGATTTCTAGCTCTTCTAGCCATCTTTTGTTTCTCGCTTCTAACTTTAGGCGCGGAGCGACTTTTCCTCGCCTGTTTTGAGGTGTTATCCATCTAAACCACTGTCTTCTTGAGCCCCCGCCAGCTCAAGATATCCTACTGATCTAACCACATTCATTATTTCAGGAAAATCGGGATGACTACCCAAATCGTTCTCAAACCCAACAATGAACATTCGAAATTCGAATTCATTGCGAGGAATGTTGTGCAATAAGTTCATCATCATCTTCCCAACATTAAGTGGCCATGATCCGTCTTTCCCGTAGTGTCTGCTACAAAATTCGAATGAGTCTTCAACATTGTCATATGTTTTAACTTCAAATCCGTATTCTGCATATCTTTCGACGGCAGACTCCACTGTGCTTTCTACAGCATCATCACCAGCGGCTATTGTTTTTCCTGCACCTATCAATGTGGCTAGTTTCGTTCTCATACGTGAATTACCACTACTGGTCTTAAATTTCCCCGAATTAACCAAACCCAAAAAGCTGTTCTGTACCATCAATCCATCGGAAAAATGATAAACACTTTTGCCTTCCATTATAGCCGAAGCTCTAATAAGATGCATCCATTCTAAAGTTGGGTTATTACAAAGTTTAATAACCATCTCAGCATCATCCTCTAATTGCCATTGGTCAACATTCCAATCCCAGCCTGTGACGTCAGATCCACTCATAGGTAAATGGCTTATTATGTCTTCATAGACACAAGCATTATCCTCGTGTGTGAAACCGATTCCAGGTTTAGACGGAATTCTAAACCAATTATTAATCTCGAGTTTTGTGAGATGTCTTATGCAAACCATTTCTATTATCTTATCGACTATTGAAACGGAATGTATCAATCTAACTCTGCGTTCTTTCAACTTTTTGATTTTATGAGGTTCACTTTTAACAAACATACGAACAGGATCCATAAGACCCAAATCAATAAGTTCGCTTGAAGTCAAACTCCTGTATTTATCAATATCAATCTTTAGACGGTTTTCAATTCTGTTCCAGCAAACATCCTCTATCAAACCTCCATACTTCTTAAACAAATCACCGTTATTAGAAGCAACATATCCATAAGGAGCTCCTGGAGAAGAGTCCTTTTTAACAAAAAGCATAGCTTCTCGTATTAATTCTTTAATGTTGTCCTCGCCAAAACGACTAAATTGTTCCGGTAATGTATGTTTAACATATTGAGGTAATAAGATTCTGTCGGCTGTTTGAAGTTCTTCAAAAGTTGGTTGTTTTCTACAATCAGATGTTACATGTCGATCACATTGTAGCTTATAACTTGCTTTCTCTGCTTCTACACTTCTATCAGGCCATCCAAATTCTCTACAAGGAGGGTAGAGTTCCTTTGCCAAAGTCCACATATCGTTCTCTTTCAATGGAGTCGAAGAATTAAATTTACATTTACTAATCCCAACCACTAGTGATTTCTCACTAAAAGGCTCAGGTTCAGTCCATGTAAACAAACCCCCCCAAGGTAAACCCTCAGGGGGGACGACTAGTTTAAAGGTGCGATAATAGTTTCTTTGACTTTGGATTGCTTAAGGTATTCTTTAGCTTCTTTGTTAGTTTTCAAATTCTGGTCTTTCTTAATTGCGGCCAGTCGAGTTTTCTCTGCTTCTCGTCTCAATTTTTGCTTCAATTTCCTTTTAGCTATAGCTTCATCAGTTGAAATAGTGTCAATTTTTGTCTTCTTCGCTGCTTCAATATCTCTATCGGAAACACTTGGAAGTTTTCCACTATCTGGAATAATTATTTCGTTTTTAATTTTATCAGCAATTTCTTTCTTGACCTGTTTTTCACCATCTTTAACCCTTTTTACAATTGACGTCGCAATATGTCCCTTTTGAGAACCACCTCTAAAGGTCATTTCTGATAAGGTTCCTCTTTCAGGACGAGTTGTTAATGTTATTGATTCCAAAGGTTGTCCAGTGGCTACACTAGTCAATTTAAGTTTGCTTGATTTAATACTTTTAGCCATGTCGTCATTATTAACGTGCTTCAGGCTCTGGAGCAATTTAACATCCATCTCAATGACTTTTGAATTCATTTTCTCCATAGCATATTGCAAGTTTTCTATAACTTCTGGTTTAACACAAAAATTATCCCATGCTTTGCTTTTGGCTTGAAATAAAGCTTCTATTTTTGACAAGTTTTCGATCTTTTCTCTAATTAGTTGTAATTCTCTCTCGATTTTGATCATACAAGTCGATGGAAGATTACTTTCATCAATTATATCACCAATTGTGGTCACTGCTTCATGAACTTTTTCCAGTGCTTGACTAGCTGGTATCATAGGCATACCGCATCGTATACACTTTAAAGCATGATGTGCTTGAGTAACTCCACACTCTACACAAGTCCAAGGGCTTTCTCTAAACCCTGTTCTCACCGGGCCTGGTACTCTTCCCTTGTATTTGTTAACGTGTTGTGTTTTAAACATG